CGGCAAAATTCACGAATTTCTTTGTTAAACACATCTTTAACTCTCTATTCATGCTGCGAGCCTCTAATGGAAAGTGTCTCTAATCGCGCTTGCAACTGCATTTTCAACTTCCTCTCGCATTTCAGGCATGTGAAGCTCAACCGCGCGAGTCATGAACAACCTTGCAGCCATCCTCCTCGTTCCAAACTCAACATAAACGGCGTAGGGCGCCCGTGCAACAAGGCTAAACACCCATTTAGCCGCGCCCGGCTGATCCAGCGCAATCGTGCTTTGAAGGTAGCCCGTGCGAACAGGACAGAACTGCCGCGCATCATTTGCCATCCGCTCGCCGACAACCATCACAGCGTCCTGCACGCCTCTGGATAGCGCTTCAGGAAAGTACTTGCGTAGGCTAGCAGCCAGCTCCCTCGCGTAGTTAACGTCTACCTTCATTTTAACGCTCATTCTAGGTCACGTGAAAGTTTACACATGCAACCTGAAGCGTCAGGCGAACAAGGTCTGGCCCTTCAACCTTGCTGCTTTCACGCTCAACATAAACGTCTTTGACGCCGCCGATCTTAAGTTCCTGCGAGTGCAGGACCCTGTAAATTTCCGCTTTCATATCCTCCCTTATGCCTGTTGCTGCCGCTTGTGTTGTGACTACTTTAACGTAAACGTCAACCATGACGCGTTCAACCTGCTGCCAAACTTCGCGGCTTAAAGGCGCCACTTGCGTTGGGCTTGCAGGGTTGTAGCAGCCGACAGCATAGTTTTTTCCGCTACTCAAGAATGCAGCAGCATCTACACGTGTCGTTGCCCAAAGAACGTCTCCAACTGCTGGGCCTGTTAACGTCCAATTGTCATGTAGAACGCCAGAAATTATTGCCGCGTTGTCCTGCGTAACCATTCAGTTTCACCCCACCTGTTTGAACAATCCTTTCACTTCCAAAGGACCTTAGCTTGACGTGACCACTTCAACGTCGTAGCCATCATCAATAAGCTTCTGTAACTCAGCGCTTGTCAAAACCATCTTGACACTGTTCACTTTTGCCACGATGTAATTGCCCTTACCGAGAACCTTGCTCATGGTGATATAAGTCCTCCTCTATAAGTTGGGACCTCACCCTTCGCGGTTGCCTCAGCCGCCACAACAGATGATACTAGATTTGTGGTTTGCCTCGCAAAATCCTCACGGAACCCCTTTATGGTGCGTTCAATCGCTTCAGCGTAGGGCCCTGCACGGGCGACACGTAAATCGCCCAGGAAATAATCGTAGGCTCCGACTAATGCCCCGCCACTGCTTACTACGAGGATCCTCATGCATGCCATGTCAAGCGCCGCCATCTTTGCAAAGGGATACTTCGGGTCTGAACTGGACAGGTCAACGCCTAAAAGCGCATTCACATAACTGTTCGCGTAATCCACATGTGCCTGCATGCTCGCTTCCTGAATGTTAAGCCCGTAGACGCTGTAGACGTGCGCTGCAGCATCATACGTGGCGTTCAGCTGAGCCTGCACATCCGAAACCGTGACAAACGTTGCCGCCATTTTCTCACCGAACCATGATTTTCTGTTATTTCCCGCTTCCAGAGAGGGCTTGCTGAAATTCTGAAAGTTTCCCCGGGGCAACTTCTGTTAGGGAGAGCTCCTCTGAAAGTTTCGGGTTGAAAATGAAATTTGAAAAAATGGGGAAAATAGAAAGTGTGGTTTATTGAGTTTAACTTGTTGCTAATCCCGTAAGCTTCGCGATACATTCTCCGTTCAGGATCACCGGGGCGTAACGAGTGGTCAGAGTCACGTCGATAGCGTCGAACTCTTTCTTAACGTCAATGTCGGAAAGCAAAGGCCGCTTGATTACGAAAAACCCAAATCTCCGCCGCAAACGACTTTTTCAACGCAGTCTGAGGCGTTTCTGTTGATTTCTGTCTCAAAGAAACGGTAAACTTCCCATCCGAGGGACTTTGTTAGAAAGTCTTTTTCTATATCTTTACGGACATTGCTTAGCTGGATAGGTTTCAGGTTTTCATGTGGAAATTCGGCAGGATTTGCATGCCAAAAGTCTCCATCGCACTCGATAATAATCTTGCGTTCTGGAATGGCTAAGTCAGCCACACGGACTAGCTTGTTGTTATCCCAAAGCTGGTAATGCCGCTGAACAGTTAATCCTCTTGAAGCAAACTCACCATATAATGTGTTTTCAATACTTGTTCCAAGTCGCTTCATTTTTTCTAGAGCAGCAATAGCCCCTTTAACTTGAAACTTGTATTGCCTAAAAGGATTTGACGGTAACCTGTTTCTTTCAATACAGAGTTTGCTGCTGACTAACCTATGTTTCTCTTGTACGTCTACACGTTTTAACGTGGCGAGATCTTTAGCTTTAACTGAAGGAATGTTGTGTGCCCTTTTGATACTTGCGTTTCTTCGCTTTATTAATTCTGGCTGACCTAGTATTGACCGCAATTTCCTGTCATAAATTTCCCGGCGTTTTTGCCTGTAGCCTTCAAAATAACGATTATCCTTAAATGCCTTCCACATACAAGGCTTAGAGCAGAATATTCTTCTTTCTGCAATGGAAGGCGGCGCTTCGAAAGTCTTACCGCATTCAAGACAGACTTTATTCATGAAGAAACTTCCTCAATCTGCATACATAAAGGTTTGCGACTGTGGAGCGTAGCTCGCGCTCAAGTTTTGGCCTGTGCTGAGCACGTAGGCAGTGCCTGCTGGGACGACGTTGCTGACGTAAAGGTTAAGCCCGTAAACGGTGCCCAGCGCCCCTGTCTGCACTACAGCCTCGCCGTACTGGGCTGAAAGTGAAAATTGGGGCAGGTACTTTAGGTCTCTAGCGTTTATTGGGTTTGTGAGGATTGAGTCTGCGACGAAGTTGTAACTTGCTATCGCCGCTTCCGCCTTCAAGATGTCTTTTGTGCCTATTCCGCCTGTTATGGTGAACTCCGTGCCCGTGGCTCCTAGACTTGTCCCTGTTCCAGCGGATGACCATGCTGCAGCCGCGTCTATGACGTTCATGCAGTCCTTGTCGATGGTGAAAGCCATTCGCCTTGCTAGGCGTCGAAGTTGGTCCTCGATGACTGGAATATAGAGGTCTTCAATGTTTTCTCTCGTTATGCGTTCTCGTAGACCCTTTTTGTATGGTGTTTACGGAACCGTCAGTTTTAGGCCAACGATTTTACCGTCACCATACTGTAGGGTGTGAAGTCCATGGGGACTTCTGCTCCTTCGCTTATTTCACTGATGGCTGCGCTTCTTGAACCGCTCTGCTTTACGAATGTGGCCGTCTTGCCAGCCACCAGCGGAAATTCAGGGAAAAGTCGTTTCACAACCAGTGACGGCATGGTTAACTCGATGATTTTCTTGTGTAAAGCCGGGTATGCAATCGCGCCAACATCGCTCCATGTGAAAGCGTCACGAACCATACTCATGTAGATTCACCTTTTACCAGAGTAGCACGTAAGCTGTGCCGCCGCTTGCTGCAGCCGCTGCTGCTTGGCCTATGATTGAAGTGTTTTTGGTTGCGTTGTCAGTTTTCACGTAGCCGGGCAGCGCAGATGATGTTAATTGGTCGCCTACAGCTATAGCTCCGTCCGCTAATGCTCTTACAACGCCTCTGCATGCAACGCTTACTTTCTGTCCGTTTTTCGCTGACGTGAAAGTTATGCCTACGACTTTGGTGCTGTTGGCAACCGTCGGCTTCTTAACTGTCCAGTCAGCGGTTAGCTCAACAAGCACGCCCATTGCTAGGTCTTCGCCTGCAGTCAAAGTGATTATGTAGCGGTCAGAGACAAGCGGGTTTGTTCCTTCAAAAATTGGAGTGCTCATTCAAAACATTAACCCTTGAAGGATTCAGTCAACAATTTTCTCTGCGCCTTCAGAATGTCTTTGAACCAGTCGTAGTTGCCAAGCACATCACGTTGTAATTCGTCGACGGCGACTATGCCTTTGCCTGAAGCTCGTTTAGCTTCAGCCTCAGCCTCTTCAGCATGTTCAGCCTCTGAACTTTCGTCTGCTTCTGCCTCTTCACTTTTCTTTGCTTCTTCAGTTTCTTCGCCTTCTACCTCGGCGAGACGCTTTGAAAGCTCACTTATTTTCTTGCTCAACGTCTTCTTTGAGGCTCTTTTGGCGAGTTCAGCTTCCAAATCAGCCACTTTCTTTTTTAAAGCTTCAACCTCGCCTTCCTCCGCTTTCGTCTGTGTTATCTGCTTTTCCAGCTGCTGCAGTTGATTCATCAAGTCTTCATATTCAACCTGTTTCGGCGCCGTTTCTCCAGGCGCCACGTTTACTACGCCTTGTGCCTGATGCGGAGAAGCCTTATCGTCTGCTTTAACAGACATAAGCTTCACCTCTTCTTTTGCGTTCAAATTTTTGTTTTCAGGTTCTTGCGGCCCCTCAAGCCTAGAACCCACATCTTTGTTATCTTCCGATAACTGCGAGTTTGTAAGAGTTTGAATTATGGTGCTTGTTTCATCCTGTCTTTTCACTATAGCCTTCCACTGGTCTTCGTTCATGGCCGCGTAGAAGCCTACGGGCTGAAACTCTGTTGTCTTGTAAGCGGGACTCGCAACGATGCTGAGCTCTCTGACTGTTGGTTTATGCACAATTTCCCAAGCGCCAGGGCACAAGTGAATAAGCATGCCCTCTTTGCGTGTGGGACGTTTACATTTGCTGCATTCAACGTCTTCGCTGTCCACTTGAATGCTCACATGCGTGATGTAGTTGCGCAGTATTTTTTCAATGAGTTTTTCCTCGCCAACTTCAGCTCGGAACCAAACAGTGTCTCCTATGCGTTTTGCTTCTGGAACCTTCCCGACAACCATCAAGGCGCTTTCAGCATGGTCCACACGAAGCTGGGCCCCAGTGAGGCTTTCAACTACAAAGTCGAGGTCTTCGCTTGGAATCTGCCACTTATTCGCGTTTACACTTGCATCGACAGCGACGCCTTCAATGTTTATCAGCTTTTCCTTTAGAGCTAACTCTGCTGAAACGCCCTCTTGAGCCTTAAACGGAACATAATAACGAAGCTGCATTTTTCACGTCGCCACAACAGCACGTTTGCCCTGAGCCTTAAGCCACGCTTCACTGTAAGCCCTGAACGCCTGCCAATCTTCAAGCATACTTTTCTTCTGCTCTTGTGGATAGTAGCCCTTGCAGCCGGGCACGCTGCACGGCGGGTGAGCCATGCCAAGCTCTCTGTAATGCCTAAGAAGATGGTCGTGCGCCTGCTTCTGCTGTTCCTTGGAAAGGCTTGTATGCGTGACACGAGCCATAGCGTTTTTTAAATGTGGAACATCAACGTCACCGTTAGGCTTATGATGCGGCAGATTACGGTTTGTTCTTGGAACCGTTTTGCCCTCGCTGTCTTTGTCGCCTTTAACGACAAATGCGAACGCCGAATCTGGAAGGTCATTTATGTATTTTGTGTCCCACTCTTTCGCTTGGAACAATGAAGATTTCACTGAAACTTTTTGTGGGCGTTCTGGCAAAAGCTTGAAAACTTCCTCGCCGAGAACCTTGTATATCATGTCAAACTGCTGCTCTGTTATGCCAAAGTGGTCCATGAACCGCTGTTTGTCAGTCTTAGGCTTGCCTTTCTGAGATTCTACAGATTGAAAACTCATTTTTTATTTTCACTCCTTTTTTGTCATTTCCGAAATGACTATGAAACTTCTGAAATTTTGACGTAAGCATTTACAAACCGTCTTTTCCATTCATTCCACGCTTTAAAGTCAAGCAACGTTTGGATTTCCGCTTTCAAATGTTCATCAAGCCACTTACGCACTTGCTCGCGCGTTTTGAACTGTTCCTTGTCAAACATGTAATTCTGAATTTCCCAGCGGTCTGCGCCCTTAATTTTGCCGAGGGTGATTTTGACGCCTTTCCCAAGCTCTTTCACACGGAACTTTTCAAACTTAGCAGGGTCCGCCACTCGGTAACGCCAGACCGTAACGCTTTCTTCTAATCCAGGCAACTAAATCACCGTTAATTTGCTAGCCACTCGCAAAGGGTGAGCAGCCGCTTCAGAACTGCTGCTTTAACGTTGGCTAGATGTCGTTTGTTATCGATGAAAAGTATGTAGGTCGTGCAGTCCTGCGGCAGGACGATCCGCAATTTGCTGTTGTAGTGATACTGGCTCCTGTCCATTTTCCCGTAGAAATATCGCCTCACACGGCAGAACAGGCAAGTCAAGTGTGGACGTTTCATATCCATGTAGCCGCACAGTTTTTTACATGCGAAACTCATTTTGTGTTACTCTTCCCTGTTCACGTCTACAAGCTCAAGCCAACAGCGGCAGTTCGGGTGAACATTAGCTTTCCAAGCGTCAATTTCCTCGTCAACCTGCTGTGCAAACTCGAAATAACGAGTAGGCTTCTCATCTTCTTCACAGACAAACTCCTGACTGTCCAACTCGCTGCATTCATCACAGACTTTCTCATCTGCTTGAGTGCGCAAAGCGTAAATGCGCTGTTCTCCACGCTTCGGAAAACCCCAGAAACTCATGGTTTAACGCCGTTCCGCTTCAAAACAGCCTGCAACTCTTCAGGCGTGCTGACGGGATAGTCCTCTGGAAAGCCCAATTGCATTCGGGCTTCTTTAGGCAGAATGATGCCTTTCTCTACGAGGTCGCTGAGAAACTTGGCTTTGTCTGCCACTGTTGGCTCCCAGATTGGACGCCACTTAACACGGGGAATCTCTACGCCTTCGCCGAACTCGCTTTGAATAAGCTGCTTGAACAAGTCAGTTTCAAGCTTGTCGCCTAGGAGTTCCTGCATCATGCGGAGCCTTGTAACATACTCCTGCATTACCACTTCGGCAGTTGCGCGGTTTGTTCCTTCGCTTTCGCCTAAAAATATCTTCGGAACGCCTAGCACGGCTTCCCGTTGCTTGTAAAGATAGTCAAGCCACCATGTAATATTCACATCTTTAGTAAGGCTTGGAACGACGTCGACGTTTACGTCTCCACGCACGAAAACGTCTGTGGCTGGCTTGCGATCTCGGAAAGCCTCCATAAGCGATTGAAGCTGAGCATCGCTGAAGGGCCTTTCAGGCGTCCCAGCCTTCACTACGAGCATTGGCTTAGCGTAAGTGTGCACGATAACTGCCATGTCATCTTCAAGCTGGTCAATAAGCGCCTGAATCTTCAAAAGTGGCCTCAACAAGCTTGTGCCGTAGCTGAACTCGTACCACCAGCTTTTGCCGCCCCAGCGGAAATGAGAAATATCGTTAGCCTCGAAAACGACAGGCGGAAAAGTTAGAAGTTGAATATAGCCGAAAACATTTCCATAAGCATCCCGGCGGACCCGAAGGTGAACAGGGTCTAAAGCTTTGAGCCAAACAATCTTGCCTGTGTCCTCGTCCTTGCAAAGTTCCACGTATGCGCTGCCGAAGACAAGCATGTCTGTGGCAACTATGCGGAGCGTCTGGAGAATGTTGTGTTCGTCAACCCAATCGCTAAGCCATTCTCGGACAGCGTCATCTCCGCCTTCAAGCTCGAAACCGTTGCTTATCGCCAAATTAACTGTAACGTCAATGCTTGCTTTAATGTAAGGTGTGAAAGCGTAAAGGTCCTTATACTTTGGCAGGTCCTCAATTGGAACCGCGCCCCACAAGCGTTCCCAATAAGCCGTGTAAGGCGGAGTAACAAAACCTGCGCCAGAGCCCTTAAGCATGTATTTTGTGACGTAACCCCAGAGCATATTATCGGCTTTCCAGCTTACAGGGATCTCCTCTTCAATCTGGCGTCTACTAACGTCAGGCGGAACTTTCCGCTGAGCTGTGAAGTTGCTAACTCTCTGCTTTAGGCTTTTGAAGCCCTTACGAACTTTTTCAGCAACAAAACTCGTCTTTCATCACCCTTAATGTGGAAGCATAACAGCGCCTTTACCAGGCAACGGCGACTGCACAGCTGCAAACACTGCTAGAGCCGTGCTCCAGAAAACATCGTCATGGCCACCCTCAGGATGACTAAATCGGAGATGGCCCGTCTTCATCAACTCGTACTTTTCAATGTTCAATTCAGCCGTCATGTCGACGTCTTCAAGGCGGTTAGCGGGCACATACGGAATCCGCACCTCGCCACTACGCATTTTCTCACGCAGGATCGTAGCCATTTCTTCTTTTGACTGAACCGTGAAGGTTACGCCGGTGACGCTTTGAATCCCGCTGCGCACCATGTCCTCTACAATATAGTTGCCGACGCCTGTAACGTCAGCGTACACAGCTCTTACTTCATGCCAGCGATCCTGCAGGCTTTTCACGTAGCCGATGACGCTGGCGTACTCAGTTTTCAGCGGAAAACGGTGGACATGAACTATCCGAAGGGAGCCCTCAACCTTCTGGGCAACCAACACTACGCTGTAATCCTGTTCTTTGCCGAAGTCGACGCCCACGTAAAACTCGCCTTGGGGCTCATCCTGAAAATCGTAAAGTTGCAGCTTACTATCGATGCACTGCACGATAAGACTCTGAGAGAGCCAAGCGTCGACATCCTCAACAAATTCTGCTTCAAACTCTCGCTGGAACCGTTCAGCGGGAAGCTGAGCTCTCATTTCGTCGATGAAACTTTGTTTTATCAGCCCGCTTTGGACGACTTGGGCTTGCGTCGCAACATGCGGACTAAAATCTTTGCTTTGGCACATGCGGTAGAAAACGCTGTCCTTGCTCCAGGGCGTGCTGCTGACAATCAACGTGCCGTCAGTTGTTGCGAGCATGGGATACAGCACGTTGTAGAAGACAAGGTCATCGTCCTTAAAGAATGCTCCTTCATCACAAATCACCTGGTTTGCTGTGTACCCCCTGAGCAACTGTGGACTGTTGGGTAGGGCTATGATGCGGCTGCCATTCTTGAAACGAACTGTTGTCCTCTGCAGCTTTTCTATAAGCTGAAGTCTCGTCGGTTTCGGCAAGCCCATTAAAAAGTCGCCTATCCGATCCGACATTATCATGCTCTGACGTAGCGACGGAGCCACAATCAGCGTCAAAGTTTTGGGATGCGTAAGGGCATACCAGATTGCCCTAAGTGCTATGCAAGTAGTCTTTCCTGCTTGCCGACTCCAGCGCACGACGATGCGCTTACTCTTATCCTCAAGCAGCGCAGCTTGATAATCCTTCGGTGTAAACTTGAAGAGGGCCTTAGCAAATTCCACAGAGTCTTCAGGAATTGTTAAGGGCTCTTTTTCGGATTCGCCCTTCAACTTGTCAATCTCACGCCACAAGGCGGCAGGGCTCTCCGGCAGACTCTTCCAGCTTGCAGCACTCAACCTGTATCCTTCTCAGTCTTCAACTTCCCAAGGGCCCGCTTAATATCTTCAAGGTCACCGAGCCTTTTAGGCCGCAGACTCAACCCCAACAGTTTCGCAGCTAACTTTATGTATTGAAGAGCAAGCTTTTCCTTCTGTTTCTGCCTAAATTCAAGGGCAAGAGCATAACATTCCGCTGCCAGAAGACGAGCAACTTTATCACGCTTGAGGTAACTCTGGGCACTCGCAAAATCTTCCGGCTCAACTTTCCGAACAAGCCGGGCAAACTTGGCTGAATGAACAAAAAAAGAATTCTTTTTTTTGTCATGCACGCTGAAAACTTCCCTGGCCACGACTATCAACCAGAACCTCACCCTTCACGATGTCAGGCACATCGCTCACTTTAACGGGTCCATTTAACAAACTGAGGACATCAGTACGAGACAGTCTTGAAACGGTCTCGCATCGAATATTATCATGGAAACTTGCTTCAAAAATCAAGCTGTGTATCCGCATTTTCAGCAGACGCTTTTGCACTGCTTCCTCACTCCGTTTATGCTTCATCTATACAGTCTCCTTCACGCCACGCAGTCTCCTTTTGGATGGAGCACGCAGCAGGAACGGCAGAACAGACAAGCAACTCTAAAGTGAGGCTGAACAGTTAAAAGAACCTTATTGAGGGTTAATTTATAACCGCAATTAATAATGTTAATATTTAAGAGTGAATAATTCTGAAGCATGCGACGCGGGCTCTACGACATAACAGGTGAGATTTTGGAGGAAGCAGTTAGGAGCCCGAATCTGGCGCCAACACGGCTCATGTCCAGAACAGGCGCAAGCTACATAATGCTGAAACCATTACTATCAATAGGTGTTGTTAGGCTTGAACCCGTGTCAAAAAGAAGAAAAAAACTGGCAGTGACGGAGAAAGGCAGAGAGTTTCTACAGCATTACAGGGCCCTCACGCAAATATTCCCAAAAACCTAAAATAGCGTGTGCCTGGCGATTTCCCAGAAGCCCCTAAGCAAACGCATAACTCGTCACAGGAAGGCCTATCTCCGCCCCAGAAACCCCAGACTCACGCATATCCTCAACAGTTTCCAACCTGCCCTTCGAAGCGTCAAGCCAAGTGGCCTCCACCAGGTCTCCCAACTGCAACTCGCTCAACTGCTTAAGCACTTTCTCGTCCAAAGTCGCTTCATTAAAATACAAATCGAAAAAGCATTTTAAAAACAAATTTGAACAACAAAACTAACAGGTTCATTGGTCAAGGCAGGTTTGCGTTAAGCCTTCAGGGAATACGCAAAAAGCGTAAGCCTCATAACAGGAAAAGTACACGGAAAAATTAGGGAAGTGGGGGTTTTGTTTTTCTCTTTTTCTTCAACAGAATGGTTACAAGTAGAGTGGTTAGTATGAATAGTGGTAGAATTATGGTTGATGGAAATTCTGGGATGACCGGAGGAATCATGAGTGGATATCGGTCTCGATTGTTCGCGTCGATAAGATACGGTGTGTCGCCTATGCCATCATGGTTTGCGTCAACACCAGTATAGTCGCTCCAGTAGTTGCCTCCAGAAGGATACCCGTTGTCCCATGTGTTGTAAGAAGCACCTTCAACTTGGACTGTATTGCCTGCAAGATTGTTGTGAAATATGTTGTTGCCATTGCTGCCCTCGAGATGTATCCCAACAACGTTGTTTTGTAGTAGATTCTGTTTTATTGTATCCTGAATCGCATTCCGCATGTAGATACCATACGTGTTGTCAGTTATGAGGTTGCCAGATACTTCATTCTGTTGAGTATGATCCAGTACAATTCCAAAAGCATTGTCATGAATTCTGTTCCAAACAATGCTATTGTTTCCTTCAGAAGCACTAACATAGATGCCAGCATTCGTATTGCTGTGGATTTCATTGTTTTTTGCAGTGTTGTTTTTTGAAGAAGGACCCGAAAGATGTCCGAAATCAATGCCATAATCATTTTCCGTAACAGTATTGTTCTCAAGAGTTGTGTTGGTATAGAAAGATCCTCCAATACCCCTAGAGTTCTTTCTCAAAATGTTGTTCTTTATGAGATTGTTATGAGAATTCGTCATAGCAATGCCTGTTCCTCCATAACTGAAAGTGAAGCCACTAACGATTGTTCTGTTTGCTGTAATCTCAAGCGGATTCCCAACTCCTCTGACATCGATTATCGTAGTTTCTCTTGCCTCTCCAATCAGCGAGATTGATACATTCAGGATTATATTCTCATTGTAGGTTGTGGCCCTTACAAACACCGTGTCTCCTTCATTTGCATGGTTTATTGCTTCCTGTATTTCTTGATAGTCTGGGGGAATGTTAAGAGAAGGTGGGTATTGTAATGGTCTGTTGACTATCTTGGGTTCATACTTGTATGCCAAAATTGCAATAGAAGTGGTTTCAGTATTCATGTCGCTTCCCGTATAGTTGAGGCTAATGTCGTAGTCTGTATGTAAACCACCATGTTCTCCGTCTTGCATAAGCCACAATGTTTCTTCAATACTATTTCTGTCCTCAAGGGGTTGACCCAAAATCCTTGAGCAGTATAGGAGCAAAGAAAGCTTATACGTCGAAAAGATGAGCACTTCACTTTTGTTCTCTGCATCTTTGGAAACCTTATCATAAATACCATGTAGTGTGCCATTCCACATATTCTTCGCTATATTGAAATGATCTATTGCCTGCGAAATATTGCCACTCCAATAGAAGTGAAGGGCCGCGTAAATGCATAAGTCTGCATATTCTTTGTAATCATCCATAGAAGATCCATTGCAGACTTCGGTCTTTATCAATTTCGTTCCAATCTGAGCCACAACATATGTGTTGCTTGTTTTAAATGGAATGTAGGGGATGGTTGTCCCAAACATAACTTCATGTTTGTAGCTTCTGAAGTATCCATAACCAAGCATAGTCGCATATACTGCTTCTGCAGTTTGAGGATAATAGTACCTTAACGCATGATACGCCAGAAGATTGTCAGAAGCAAGCCAAAATATATTGTTATGAGCATTTGAGGCTTCTCTACATAAACCAACCGCTGAATCAAATTGAGTGGAGTTTAGAAACAGTGCTGCCTTCGCCAAATTTACCTCATACCCCGAACATATTGCCACTTCAACTGGTTGGATCTTTGCTGAATTCAAGAAGCCTATAAGAAGCAATGCAAAAAAGATAACGGATACAAGTTTTCTACTCATATTACGTCATTAGGATATTGTTCTTTTTCAGTTCTTATGGCTTGTGGAAGAATCTTCGATTGAATCTTGTTATCATGATCATATGCATAGCTCGCGTGAGCACGCGCTCCACTCGACTGTGCGCAAAATAATCTTTGGCTTCTCTTGTTTGGAAGTAAATGATAGAGATGACACTGAAAAGCAACGGCACGATAGGAACAAGCAGAAGAAGCCAGTTGGAACTTGCAAACCAATCGGTTCCCACGAGCATAGTCGCGATAATCACTGAGCTAAGAATACCCAGAACTGTCCAATAAACCAGTGAGAGGTACCAGGCTGATCGTAAACCCA